GGCTTAATGCGTAAAATGCCCTGTATGAAAGAATTTAAACGAGCAACAGTCTGGTATTGTCGCTATGGAGATTTTAGAGCAAAGCCAACAGATATTTGGAGCAACCATGTTGCAGATTTATTTAACCCAGAAGGCTGGCAGCCTAGAGCTGAGTGCTTTAATGGCAACAAAAATTGTCATCACGAAGCAGCGCCAAGAGGTTCTAAGACTGGCACACAAGGTTTAAAAAATAACCACGAGCGCAGCAAAATTCCAGAGCAGTTAATGATAGAAATAATAAACAGTTTAAGAAATGACAATTTATCAAATGCGCTGCATACTTATGCAAAAGGCGCTTAACAAATACCCAACTATTAAAGAGGCTGCAAAAGCTTTAGGGTGTAACGAGCGCACATTATTTAGATACATAGAAACTCAAATTTTGACAAAAAAAAATGACTGAACTACAACAAACAATTCACGATCAACGTGTAATGCAATACGGAGCGCACCGAGATCTAACGCCAGGCGTACAAAGTCTAATATATACGCTAGCTTGTGTTGAAGCTGAAGAGCAACAACTGCAAGAATTTTGTGATAACAACGGCACTTGCTACCAGGTAACAGGTAAAAGCGGAGATATTTATTCTAGGATGCGTCCAGAGTGGCAACAGCTAAAAGAGGCTAGAATGAGAAAGCAAGCAATTATAGCAAGGCTTGAAAATTGGATAGGAGAGGCAGCGCCAAAGGATGACGAGCTAAGTGAGTTTCTTAAATGAGCTACTACTACGACGAGGAGGCAGCAGAGCGCGCCGTAACATTTATAGAAAAATTTTGCACACACGTAAAGGGAGAACTAGCAGGTAAGCCTTTTATACTAGAGGAATGGCAGAAGGATGATATTATAAGACCGTTGTTTGGTTGGAAACGTGAGGCCGATGGATTAAGAAAGTACCGCACCTGCTACGTAGAAATTCCACGAAAAAACGGCAAGAGTAACCTTGCAGCAGCTTTAGCCTTGTATTTATTGTTTGCAGACGGCGAACCAGGAGCAGAAATAATAAGCGCAGCAGGTGACAGAGGGCAGGCAAATATTGTATTTAACATAGCTCAAGAAATGATTAAAAATAATAAGCATTTGAGAGCTAGAGCAAAAGTATTGCGCAACAAAGTAGAAGTAAAAAGTAGCTGGTACAAATCAATTAGCGCAGAGGCTTACACTAAGCACGGCTTAAACTGCCACGGAATTATTTTTGACGAACTACACACCCAGCCTAATCGTGATTTATGGGATGTTTTAACTACTTCTGTAGGTGCTAGAAGACAGCCTGTTATAATTAGCTTAACGACAGCAGGCCACGATAGGAGTAGTATTTGCTACGAAATGCACGAATATTCACAAAGCTTGCTAGACGGCACTATTGTAGATGAAACGTTTTTACCTGTGCTATACAAAGCTGATGCAGATGATAAGTGGACTAGCCCTGAAACGTGGAAAAAAGCAAACCCTGGTTACGGCTCAATTTGTAATGAAGCATATTTTGAAGATGCGGTTAAAAAGGCTAAGAGCAACCCCTCAATGATTAATAGCTTTCTTAGGCTGCATCTAAACGTGTGGACATCGGCAGAAACGGCGTGGATTCCAGACGATATTTACATGAAGGGCGCAAAAAAAATACCATTTGACAGGCTACCTAGTTTACCAGCATACGGGGGTTTAGATTTGGCTAGTACGCAAGACTTAACTGCTTTTGCTTTAATATTTAGAGATGACGAAAACGAGTGTTTTTACCTTATTTGCCATCAATTTGTAAACTCAGAAAAGGCGCATAGCAAGAAACTAGCAGCAGGGATTGACTATATACAGTACGCTAGGGACGGAGATATTACTATTACGCCAGGTAATGTAACAGATTATAGGATAGTAAAGCAACACATTTTAGATGCCTGTGAGAAGTACGATGTACGCGAAATAGGTTATGATCCTAAATTTTCAACTTATATAGTAAGCGAATTGCTAGAAAATGACATTGAAATGGTACCTATGGCACAGAACATTACAAGCATGAACGGGCCAACTAAAGAGCTAGAAATGGAAATAATGAAGGGCAACGTAATACACGGCGGAAATAAGTGCCTTAGATGGCAATTTGGGTGCGCTATTATCTACACAGACAACAACGAAAACAAAAGAGTAATAAAAGAGAAGAAAGAAAACAAGAAAGTTGACGGTGTAATTGCTTCAATAATAGCATTAAACAGCTACGTTCAAAACAGAATTGACGGAGACGATGACATTTTATTAGATATTTTAACGCTTTAAATTTGGAACTTTGATATTTTTGTATTATACTACGCGCGCATGAGTACACTAGCAGAAAGAATCAGGGGCCTTTTCCGTTATCGTGTAGATAAGTACGACAGTCAGACAGTAGCTCAAAACGTTGGGTTATTTCCTATGACTAAAAGCGGAGCCTCAATAAATGAAAATAGCGCATTAGCAATAAGCACAGTTTACGCTTGTGTCTATAAGATAGCCTCGACAATAGCTGCGCTAGGTTTAGAAATCTACGTAAAAAACGGCAACAGGGTAGAAGTTGCAAACGTACACCCAGCGCGTGACCTATGCGCGGTGAAGCCAAATGAAGAACAAACACCTTATGAGTTTTGGGAAACTATTATTGCAAGCGCCGTTTTGTATGGCGTAGGTTATGCTATAATCGAGCGTGATGACAGAGGGTACGCTAACAAGCTAATTTTTGTTCATTATGTAGATATTGAGCTAAAAGAGGTACAAGGCGAGAGGGTTTATGTTGTTAAGGATTATGGAGTTGTAAGGCCTGAAAATATGCTCACAATATGCAACCTTTTCCGCATGAGTCCGATTAGATTGCACCGTGAGAACCTTGGACTAGCTAAAAGCGCTCAGGACTTTGGTAGTGAATACTTTGGGCAAAGCGGTCAAATGACTGGGGTACTGACTTCAGATCAGCCACTAAAGAAAGAGCAAATGGACACGATACAAACATCGTGGAACAATGGCGCAGCTAACGCAGGCACTAAGCTCATGCCGTTCGGATTTAAGTATCAACGAATTTCTATTGCACCAGATGAGGCGCAGTTTATAGAAACTAGGCAGTTCCAAGCTCAAGAAATATGCAGAATCTTCTCGGTTCCTGCTGCCCTCGTCCAGCTCCCAGGCTCAGAAACTTACAACAATGTAGAGCAGCAAAATTTAATGTTTGCTAGACATACAATCCAGCCATGGGTTAAGAGAATACAACAGGAAATAGATAAAAAACTAATACCTAGTTTTGATAAGCCTGCAGTTTATTCTCGCTTTAATTTAAACGATTTATACCGCGGAGATATGAACGCTCGCGCTGCGTTCTTTACTCAGATGCTACAGGCTGGCGTTATGAGCATAAACGAAGTAAGAAGAGAGGAAGATAAAAATCCCATTCAGAATGGAGATGTACACCTCGTCCAGGTCAACCAATTATCACTAGATAAGATAGAGGCCTATAGCGATTCTATCTCAAATAATAATAACAATGAAGGAAGAGAAAACGACAGACCAGGAGAATAGAGAAGAGCTAGAAACTCGCGCCCATTATTCTGTAAGCACTAGCACGATTGAGGCTAGGAGCGATAGTGATGAAATGATAATTGAAGGCTATGCAGCATTGTACGACAATGAAACAAACATAGGCCCATTTAAAGAAACTATTGCGCGCGGTGCTTTTGATGATGTTATGGACAATGACGTAAGAGCGCTAATGAATCATGATCCTAACTATGTACTAGGAAGAACAGGCGCAGGAACGTTAGAGCTAGAAGCTGACAATACAGGCTTAAAGTACCGCATCAAATTAGGCGAGCAACAATACGCTAAAGATTTATATGAAAGCGTAAAACGTGGCGATATTTCACAAAGCTCTTTTGCCTTTACAATTGCAGAGCAGAGCTGGAATGAAAACAGAACAGTAAGAAGTGTTGACAAGGTTGCAACGTTATTAGACGTAAGCCCTGTAACATATCCAGCTTACAAAGATACTCACGGTTTAGTAGCTAGAAATGAAGAAACTGAGCCAGAGCTAATAGATAACGCAGTAGAAGAAACTACTAGCGAAGAAAATAAAGAAGTTAAAAAAACAATTAAAAGAAGTAAAAAAATGAACTTGAAAGAGTTAAATGAGCTTCGCGGAAAGTTTTACAATGAGCACGTTTCTATGATTGAAAACGCTGAGAGTGAAGGCCGTGAGCTTACAAATGAAGAAGAGACTAGATGTGATTATCTTGAAGGTGAGATTGAGCGTTTAGACGGTAAGATTAAGCGCAGGAAAGCGCACGAAGATATGATTGCTCGCACTGCTTCAATGAGTGGTGTAGGTGTATCTGAAACTAAGGAAATTGACAAGATCAACAGAAGTTTCTCTATTTCAAGAGCAGTTGAAGCTACTAGCTTTGGACGTTCTTTAGAAGGCGCAGAAGCTGAGTGGTTCCAAGAAGCATCTAAAGAATACAAGGAGCGCGGACTACAAATGTCAGGACAGATTGGTATTCCTGCTTCAGCTATTTACAGAGCAGGAGCTGCTGACAATTTCCAAGCTGGTTCTGGTGATGGTTCTGGTTTTGTTGCAACTGAAGTGCCTGGCCTTATTGATGCGCTACGTACTCCTACAATGCTAGAGCGTTTAGGTGTTACTACAATTAATAACGCAACAGGTAACCTAAAATTCCCAAGAATTTCTGCTAAAGCAGTAGGAACAGAAGAGGGTGAGGTTGACGCTTCAGCTAACTCAGCTATGGAGATGGACGAGTTAACACTTTCTCCAGTTCGTGTAGCAAACAAAACAAAGTACTCAAAGCAACTTATTCTTCAGGGTGGTGCTGGTATTGACTCAATGATTGCTCGTGAGCTTGCAGCAGGTATTAACGAAACTATTGACAAAGCAGGATTTGCTAAAGCATCAGCAGGAGCAGGTTCATCATCTGACAAGGATGGAGCTATTGCAGCGTCTGACGTATTTGCAGCAGAGAAGGCAGTACTTGCAGCAGGCGGTGATTTATCTCGTTGTGCTTTTGTTGGTTCTCCGACAGCTATGCAAATTCTAAAGGGTGAGGCAGCAATTGCATCAATTAAGGCTCTTATGAATGACGGGAGATTAGATGCATTTACTACAATGTTTACGCCTAACCTAGTAGACAGTGCAGCAGACAAAGGCGATCTTCTTTTCGGAGATTGGCAGAAGGCTATTGTACTAGCTTACTTCGGTGGTGTTGATATTCTTGTTGATCCTTACAGCGATGCAGGAACAGCTCAGATTGCACTACACGTAAACAAGTTCTACGACTGTGAAGTACAACGCTCAGGCGCACTAGCTAGAGTATTCGATTTTACTTAATCGATAGTTTAAATAAATAACAAAGGGGCGGGTAATTGCGCTCGCCCTTTTTTTATCTTACAGATATGAAATTAGAAATAACTACACAGCCAACAGGTACTGACATACTTCCGTTATCTACAGCAAAAGAATTTTTGCGCGTGGATCACAGCGATGAAGACACAACTATAACAGCATTAATTAACGCTGCTGTTCAGCATTGTCAAGACTATACTAATAGGCATTTTGTAAGTTCTAATTTTACCTTAAGCCTAGACGATTTTCACAATTGTGAATTTTCGACAGGGCCGATAAACACTATTACAGGTGTAACTTATAAGGACGTAGGTAATGCTACGCAAACTTTAGCGACTTCAAAGTATTGGTACGACACAAAGCGCGAACCAGGTAGAATACATTTTGAAAACGCGCCCGACACTTATGACGATGATTTTAATGTTGTAACTATTTCGGGAACATTGGGCGCTGCTCCAGCTACCCCAGTAGTACACGCTATTAAAATGCTAGTCGCACACTACTACGAAAACAGACGCGCAGTAATTACAGGAACTACTTCTATTGAAATTCCGTTAGGCGTGGCAGCATTGTTAAATCCTTACCGCATCATCACAACTAAATGAACATAGGCGGACTAGATAGAAGAATAGTTATACAAAGCCCCTCACTTTCAGCTAATGCATACGGCGAGCGTGAAGAGACGTGGGGTACTTTTGCTACATGCTGGGCGCAAATAGAGCGCAAGCCTGTTGCCGTAGAACAAAATAGCGGTGAGCAAATGGTTAGCGTAAATAAAGTTGTGTTTAACATACGTTACAGCTCTACAACTAAAAACACAAAATCAGGCTACCGCATCAGCTACGATAGCAAGATCTACAATATTTTAGGCGTTCACGAAGTAGGAAGGCAGGAGCGCATACGTTTAATTACAGAAATAATTGAGTAATGAGCGTAAGATTATCCGGTGCAAATAAGTTGTTTGCTAAAATTGATAAGATAGCAAAGTGGTCAGATAGTGGCAGTAAACAATTGCAAGCAATAGGCCACAGAGTAGGTAATGTATATGCTAACTACTTAAAGGCAAACGTTAAGGACTATGATAAAACCATAATTTTTAGAGGTGGTAAAATTAAGCCAGGTCAGTTAAGACGTTCTGCTGGCACGTGGTTACCTAGCAAAGATAAGAACAATGTTATGGGTGGCCCTAGAACTAACGCAATAGGCAGACGTAAAACAAGAAAAAACGCTGACGGCTTTTATGCTCATATTGTTGAAAAGGGAGATTTCGGCCCTAGGTTTGGCGGTAAGCACAGAACACAAAACACAGGTGTATTCAGCAGAGGTCTAAAAGCTACAAAATTACGAAGCGAAAAGCTGCAACTAATGTTATTAAGACAAGAATTTAAAAGATTTGTAAAAGCAGCATGATAGTAGGAAAAGCTATATATAACATCTTAAGCAATACGACGGCGGTAACTGATATTGTAAGTACAAAAATTTACCCTGAGATTGCACCACAAAACGAAACGCAGCCCTATATTGTTTACTCAATTGTGAGCAATAGCCCATCTGACACAAAGGAAGATAACGGCAATATTGATGAGGCGCAGATAGAGGTATATTGTTTTAACACTAAGTACAGTCTAGCAATAGACTTAGGCGTAGCAGTTAGGGCAGCATTAGAGAGGAAGAACGGAACATTTGGAGGGGTAAAAATACAGAGCATAAACTACACTAATGAGCAAATGGATGTTAACCCAGAGCGCTCGATATGGGTAGCTATTCAGGATTATACAATAAGAATAAATAATACATAAATGGATTTTATACTACAAAACTGGGAGCCGATTTTACTTGCTCTTATGGTGGCTGCTAGAGCTATCGTCTCATTAATGCCAAGCGATGCGCCTGCTGTTAAGGTGTTCGGTTGGATTGATACACTAATTACTACGCTAGTAGGCGGAGATAAAAGAAAAAAGAAAAATAAATAAATTAAAAAATGGCACAAACAACAGGAATAATTAATGGTTCAGATTTAAGAATCATGGTTGCTGCTGAGGGCGGAACAGAGTTAATTATCGACAACTTAACTGACTGTTCTATTTCAGTAACGAACGAAATGAAGGACAGCACAGTTAAAGCTAACGCTGGATACAGAGCTTTATTACCAGGTATGACTTCAGCAACAATGAGTTTTACGGCTATGTATGCTACTGATTCAGCAGCAGGAACAGGCTTTGAAGCTCTTAGCGGTTTTCAACTTAATAAGACTAAGTGTGATTTCAGATTTACTCACGTAGTAGGTCAATCAGCATCAGAAAACGCTGGAGATTTCCGTTATCAAGTTAAAGGCTACATTGAGAGTCTTGAGCTTTCTGGCGGTACTGAAGACAACGCTACGTACACTGCATCAATTCAGATTGTAGAAACTATTGTAAGAGAAACAATCTCATAAACTTATGGATATAATCATTGGAGGCGTAACGTACCCTATGCGAGCAAGTATGAGAGCTTGGAGAAAGTTTGAAAAGAACACAGGCGTAAAGGTTACTGAGGTAGATACTTCAGACATTACTTTAATACCTGAGCTTATTTTCTACTTTGTCGAAGAAGGTTGCGAGCATAATGGTATGAGGTTTACAATGGATGTTGATAAGTGGCTAAGCAAAATAGAGGTAAGCGATTTGCCTTTATTAGTTGAGGCCATGTCTGAGGTGATGGGAGGTAAACAAGAGAAGAAAAAAAAAGCGAAGAAAGGCAAGAGCCTTTGACGTGGAGTAGGGTAGAGGAGCTGGGGTTAGGTTTATTAGGCTTAACTCCAGATTCTCTCTACTTATTAACGTTTAAGGAATTTGGCAACGCGGTTAAGGGTAAGCGAGAAGTCATTGAAATGGCAGAGCGTTCTAGTTGGGAACGCGTAAGGTGGCAAACGGCAAACCTCTTAAACGTACATACAAAGAAAGGCACTAGCATCAAACCAAAAGATTTGTGTGTTTTTCCTTGGGAAGAAAACGAGCAAAGCAAGCAATTAAACACGGGTTTTGCATTATTAAGAAATTTAGCTAATAAGAAATAGAGCATGGCGAAGTTAGGGGATTTAGTAGTTAATATAGGGGCAAACACTGCGCAGCTAAATGAGGACTTAAAGATAGCGCGTAGGAAGTTGCGCCGTTTTGGTGATGGCTTTAAAAAGCTAGGCGAGAGCATGACTAGATCTATAACTTTGCCTCTTACTGCTCTTGGTACTTTAGCCGTAAAAAGCGCTTCAGATTTAGAAACTTTAGAAACTAGCTTTATAAGTTTAACAGGCGGAGCTAAACAAGCATCTGACATGATGCAGCAGCTCAATGAGTTTACTGCAAAAACCCCGTTTCAAATTGACGCTGTAGCTGGCGCGGCAAGGCAGTTAGTAGCTTCGGGTACTGAAATAAGCGAAGTCAACAATCAACTACAATTTCTAGGCGACATAGCTGCAACGTCTGGCAGTGAAATAAACGACATAGCTGCAATTTTTGCTAAGGTAAACGCGAAAGGAAAAGTTGAGCTAGAAAACTTAAATCAACTAGCTGAACGTGGCATACCTATTTTTACAGCACTAAGCGAATCCACTGGATTATTGCCTAGTGAATTAGGAGCAGGTGCAGTAAGCGTTGAGCAGTTTAACAAAACGCTAAAGAGCTTTGCAGATGAGGGGGGATTTGCAGAAGGCGCTATGGAACGCCTAAGCCAAACTGCTTCGGGTAAATTTAGCACTGCTTTAGACAATCTTAAATTAGCAGGCGCGGAGTTGGCTAAAAGTTTAATGCCTGTTTTAAAAGACATAATAGATTTTGTTACTAGAATGGCTCAAAGATTTGTTGCTTTAGATGATGACACTAAAAAACTTATTTTAGCAGTTGGCGGTTTTGTTGCTGCTCTTGGGCCGTTGCTTGTTGTTATACCTAAAGTTATAGGACGCGTCAAATTGTTACGCAAGCAATTAACAAAATTAAACCCTACCTGGCTTGCTGTTGCTGCTGGTGTTACTATAGCTGTATCAGCTTATAATACTTTTTTTAAAAAAGCTAATAAAGTTGAGGACACAATAAAAGACCTTAATAAACAAATAGCACAAGAGTCTATCAAAACTAAAATACTATTTGATAGAGTTAAAGATGTTAATTTACAGGAAGGTAATAGACAAAAGGCTTTAGAACAACTACAAAAAATATATCCAGATTATTTAGGTAATTTAGATTTAAATAAGTCTACACTAGAAG